ATGTTGAGTTACCAGAAGAAAAAGTAACAGAAAATGTTGAAACTGTTGAACCTGAAAAACAGGTTGAAGAAAAAGTAGAAGAGAAACAAGAAACGAGTGACGAGAAACAAGAGACTAAGGTAGAAGAGAAACAAGAAACAAAAACAGAAGAGAAACCAAAAGAAGAATTAGAACAATATAGTGAAGGTGTTCAAAAAAGAATTGCTAAGTTAACTAAAAAGTGGAGAGAAGCCGAAAGGCAAAAAGAAGCTGCTTTAGATTATGCTAAAGGGGTTCAAACAGAACACAACACTTTAAAAACTAGAATGGCTAAACTAGAGCCAAGTTATGTAACTGCAGTTGAGAACAGAGTTAAATCAGGTATGGAAGCTGCTAAATCTACGCTTATGAGAGCTAGAGAAGCAGGTGACATAAACGCTGAAGTCGAAGCACAAAAAGAAATTGCTAGACTTGGAATGGAAGAAGTAAGAGTTAATACTCTTAAAAATAAACTTTCAGAACAAAAAGAAACGGAAGTAAAAACTCCATCTTTAGATCAAAAACTTCAAACTCCACCAGCAGATCCAAAAGCTGAAGAGTGGGCAGAAAAGAACGAATGGTTCGGAAAAGACTCTGCTATGACTTATACAGCCTTTGATCTACATAAAAAACTGGTTGACGAACAGGGTTTTGACCCTAAATCAAACGAATATTATGCTGAGATAGACAAGCAAATGAGACTTGACTTCCCCCATAAATTTGCTAAAACAAACTCACAGGAATCGACTAAACCTACACAAACAGTAGCGTCAGCGACGCGAAGTGTAAAACCTGGTCGCAACACCGTGAGACTCACATCATCTCAGGTAGCAATCGCTAAAAAATTGAATGTGCCACTTGAAGAATATGCGAAACAATTAAAAATCACGAAGGAGGCATAAGCATATGCAAAACGATAAAATAAAAACTTCCCGTGCGAGTCAAACAAGAGCTAAGACAGCTAAAAAAACTGTTTGGACTCCACCATCA